ATTAATGACCACTTATGATGGATGTTCCCGACATCAATATCGGAGACATATAGATGCAATTGCGTATATTTGCGGATAACTGCGGATCAAAATTATAAAATGTTGTTGTATGAAAATACTAATATGTGGCTTAACTTATGGCAATAGGCCAAAAGATGTCATTGAATCCAATTTAAAGCGTGCGGGATGCGATTACAAGTACCTTGAGGTAAATAGAGAAGGTATTGCCAACGCGCTAAATGATGGCCTAGATATCGCTATAATTGATAACTACGACTATATTGCTTACCTTTCCAATGATATCATTGAGCCGGACAATTGGTTGGCAAAGAAACTTGAAGCCATCCAAACTTACCCATTTGCCGGAATAGTGGCCTCAAGCCTGGGAGAAGTAAAGAAAGGAATTAGGAGTGAGCATATCATATCCAATTGGTTGGTTGACATAAAGCTTGTTAATGAGATTGGTTACTTTAATGAGTCGATGTTCCCTTATGGCCCAATTGATTTGGATTACTGCGAGCGATCCCACATAGCGAATTTTAATACTTACTATGTGATGGACTGCATGGCCGAGCATTTAGGAACTCACGCAACAGGCAATGAGTACGGATGGGATAAGGCCGAGATTATTAATAAGAATTGGGCCGCGCATGAGCATGACATAAACTCATATAGGAACGGAACTAAAAACATAAAACATGGTAAGAGAACACACAACAAGGAAGTTTAAGGATATCGATAAAGATGAAATGCTTAATTTGGCTTATGCATATTGTGATGATTGTATGGGCGGTAAAAAAGAGGTGGCAACCGGTAGCGGTAAGATAGTTGAGATAAGAGATCGTTATGTGCCAACAATAGATTATTTCCTAGATCATTGGTTGCGGTTGCACAATAAAGAGTTTTACCACAGGATGCAACTTTGGACCATTAGACAGGATCCGACTCATCCTTATTACGAATTGGTTACGCATATCGTTGCGATGTTTAAATCATTGGCAGTTGATATAGTAGCGAACGAAGGCAAGGCGATATTTTATGCAAAGAATGCCCTCGGCATGACTGATAAGGCAATGACTGAAAATACAAACATCGACACCATTACAATCAAGTATGAATCTTGAGATAAAACTCCCAAAGCCACATCTTAAACAATTAGAGGTTATCCAATCGGATGCCAGGTTTAAAGTAATGATGGCCGGTCGAAGGTTTGGTAAGTCGGTAATCTCACAAACCATAGCAATTGAATCAGCTTTAAAGCGACAACATGTTGCATATATCACTCCGACTTATCAGTTGGGTAAGATGTTTTTTAAAGAGATATGCAAGATATTACCGGATAAGGTTTATAAAAAGAATGAAACCGATTTATTGATGGATTTCATTACGGGTGGATCAATAAGGTTTTTTACGGGTGAAAGGCTTGATGCCATGAGAGGAACAAAGTATCACCTGGTTATCATTGATGAGGCATCATATATCGCCAATCTTGAGGAGGGATGGAATAATAGCATAAGGCCAACGCTAACTGATTTTAAGGGTAAGGCAATATTTTTAAGTACACCAAGAGGCAAAAATTACTTTTATAGTTTATTCATGAGGGGCGGTGAGCCGGATTGGCAAAGCTTCAAATTTACTACTTATGATAATCCTTTTATGGATGCATCCGAGATTGACTCGGCAAGGGCGCAGCTTCCGGCGGTTGTATTCAAACAAGAGTACATGGCCGATCCGATGGAGAATGCAGCCAATCCATTTGGCTCCGACTTTATTTATGCATGTACTAAAACCTCAACCGGTGTGGCTGCTTATTACGGAATTGACCTTGCTAAATCGGTGGATTGGACTGTTATTATCGGAATGGATAAGCTAGGCAATGTCGTTCACTTTGATCGGTTCCAAAAAGATTGGATGCAGACAAAAGAGACTATTTTAAGGTTGCCATCTAATATCCCAATAGTAATTGATAGTACAGGAGTTGGCGATGCCATTGTTGAGGACCTACAAAAAAAGTTTAGTCAAATGCATGGCTTTAAGTTTACAAGTGTAAGCAAGCAACAATTATTGGAGGGGTTAAGCAATGCCATCCAAACCAAATCAATATCATATCCCGATGGCTTTATCAAGCATGAGCTTGAAGTGTTTGAGTATAAATTCACTCCAACCGGAGTTAGGTATTCAGCGCCTCAAGGGTTCCATGATGATTGTGTGATTGCCCTGGCATTAGCAAACAAATGCCGGAATGACTACAAATTGGTTGGTAAGTACCATGTAATATAAAAAGTATATTTATAATAGAATGAAACTAACAATAGACAAATTCCAAAAGCTTCACTCCATTGCTACAATGGAAATGGATGAAATAGACAAAGCTAGTAACTTGGTCCAAATCTTACTAGGCAAATCGGTTGAGTATGTTGAAAAGATGCCTTTAAAAAAGTTTGCTAGGATATGCGATAACTTAAAAAGGACATTTGATTTGAAGGTTGAAGATGAGATGAATAGACCGCCAAGGCAAATGATTGCATGTGGTACAAAAGTATATCACTTAAACTTTGACATAAAGAATCCTTTTAATACAGGAAGATATATTGAGGTTTTGACATTTAGCAAGGATGATCCTATTATGAACATGCATAATATCCTGGCAAGCATTTGCACTCCTATGCATTGGAGTTGGTTGAAGATGAGATATGTAAAGGATGACTTTGATGTATTAAAGCATGAGGAGTATGCGGATGATATGAAAAAAGCCGATTATAGACATGGTTATCATGCAATGGTTTTTTTTTATCTATTATCGCAGCATTCAACAATCAATACAATGGATTATTTGGTAGCGCAAATGAATTTGAGGAAGGGGAACAAAAAGCGACTCCAACAATTGAGGAAGATTTCTCAAGTCGTTTCGGATGGATATACAACGCAAAAGAGGTAAGCGAGCTTGAAGGCATTCCACTTGATGCGGTTTATGATTTGCCGGTAATTCAGTTCCTAAATGATTTGTCGTATTTAAAAAGTAAAAAGCAACTAGATGAGTATCAATATAAGGAAAGCACAAAATGAGGCACTCGCTAGTGGGTTTGATTTTGGTGGGGATAATATAACGGAGTTTACGGTTGTCAATAGTGTACTTGAACAATATGCAGCGGAGTTCTTAAAAAATATTAGCTATTATGCTAATAACAAAAAGGTAGTGAGTTCGGGGGATTTGATTAATAGCATGGTTCCGGAAATTATAGAAGGAAATGGATCAATAGTGTTTAGGTTGAAGATGATTGATTATTATGATTTCCCAAATGAAGGGGTAAAAGGATTGAAATCATCAACCAATTCGCCGAAGTCACCATATAGGTATCGAAATTATGGAGTGCCACAATCAATGAAGGACTCTTTAAAAAAGTACATTCAAAGTGGCAAGGCAAAGATTACAAGCGTAATGAATGACAAAGCATTAGGCAAAGGAGGGGAAAGGAAAGGATTGAGATTTGCGGGTAAAAAGACATTGATTGATACCCAGGTGGCAACACTTGGATATTTGATTAAAAGATTTGGTATCAAGTCAACCAATTATTTTACGGATGCTTTCAATAAGACATTTGAGGATTTTGAGGTTAAGATGTTTGAAGCGGTTGAGAGTGGTATTATTATAACATTTGAAAATATAAAGTTAAGAGATGGCAATAAGTAATTTAGGATATCCAAGTGGATCACCAAGCGTGCAAGATACATTGTGGCATGTGTTCAATAGTAGCGCAAGCGGGCAAACTGATTTTAAGTATGTTATGGACATACTTACCGAAGGCGTGCAACAAGTAAGGGTTAAAATATATCCGGAGCCGTCTAATGGCCGAGGGTATTTTGATGCGGGGCCAATTGTCCGCAATACTATGACATATGAATGGTTGACACCTAGCAATAATGTATTGATGTGCGAGCCTAATGTAAGCGGACAAATAGCACAAAGTTACACTTATCAAATTGGCGAGGATTATTCCGGTGTAACAACTTTAAACCTTGCAAGTGGAACGGTGACCGCATATAATTGGACCGCTCCTTTATTTAAAAGAAAAGTGAGTGATATTTCAACTTATAATGGCAAAGCATTTACTAATAGACCTAATAAAATAACCGCATCACTTACCGATAATATTTATATGGGATGTAAGGATGTGAGCGGTATAACTGTATCGACATTTGATGGCACCAATACATTAATAGCAACAACGGCATTCAGCTTTGGATCATCAAAGGCATTTGGCCAATTAAACATAGGCGCACCGGCTTTAAACAATCCAACGACTATTATAACAAGCGCTTGCAAATATTACACGGTTACAATTGGAACGAGCATAATCACCGTTACGATGGAGTGTAATCCAAAGTACACATGCTACAACTTGCACTTTATGAATCACCTAGGCGTGTTTGATACGGCAAGATTTGGTTTGGTTTCAAGGCTTACAATGGATGTATCAAGGAAGGGCTTTGAAAAGCGTGATTACTCATTAGGTGCAAACTCGGTGAGTTACTATGATTCTAATAATAAATATGTAAGCAGTAAGATTAATTACTTGAATAAAAGTGATCATGCGTATAAGCTTACAATGGATGCACCAACGGATGAGGACTATAATTGGCTTAATGAGTTAATTGATAGCCCACAAATATACTTTGAGCAAGATGGTTATTTTTATCCGGTAAGCTTAAAGAATAGTAATTATGAGTATAGCAAATATGTAAACAATAGATTAAGAGTATTTGAGGTTGACATTAATTTGGATCAAACAAGATATTCACAATTAAGATAATATGACTAAAATTTTTATAGAAGGATATGAGCTTGATTTATCTCAAGGCTTATCAAATCAAATAACTTATGCAATCGATGACCTTCAAAACTTGGATTCCAAAAGCACTTCGTTTACAAAAACAATTGTTTTACCTGGCACCGCGAATAATAATGAGTTGTTTGGTAATATCTTCGATTTTAATAATTCTAATTTTAGCAATGATCTCGGAGATAATGTGCTTTATAATTTCAATGCCGCTCGAAATGCGGAAGCGAGGATTGAAGTAAACGGATTGCAGATAATGAAGGGAGTATTGCGATTGCTTGAGATAGTTAAGGATGGCGATGCAATTGAATACGAATGCTCAATCTTTGGTGAGCTTGGTGGCTTTGTTAATAAGCTAGGTAACTTAAGACTTGAGGACCTTAATTTTAGCGCTTACAATCACACATACAATGTTACTAATATCTCAAATAGTTGGGATACATTAGGAGCAAGCGGGTATTGTTATCCATTGATTGATTATGGGAATGTTAGTACTGATAAAGTTAATTTCCAATTTAGCGCATTAAGGCCGGCATTATTTGTGCGTGAATATTTAGATAAGATTATTACCAATGCCGGATATACTTACTCAAGTACATTCTTTGATACTGCATTTTTTAAACGATTAGTGATACCACATAATCAAAAAGCTTTATCGAGTTCAAATAGTGCGCAATTAAAAGCTTACCCATTAGATCAAACATATAGCGGAACGGCGGTTGAGTTATATTTGCAATTTGGAACAATAACACTTGGTAACTTTACTTTAACTGATTCCGATACAAAATTCACATATACAGGAACAACAAAGATTGTAAACATTGATTTTAATGTTAATGCGGAGTGGGCCATTGGTCAAAACGCAACTATGTACTTAAAGAAAAATGGTACATCAATTGCATCATATAATATGGGAACAGGATTTAGTGGCAATTTTTTTCAAGTAAACTTTAATCTAACAAATTATACAATTAATGTAAATGATTATTTCCAAGTGCATATTACATGGTCATTAGGTAGTCAACCATATGAGTTTAATAGCTTAACATCTTCTGGTTTTAATTTTAATACAACTACTCCGGAGATTGTTCCGGTTACTTATAATGAGACTATAACAATAAATGACACAATCCCAAAAGGGATATTTCAAAAGGACTTTTTTACAAGTATATTAAAGATGTTTAATTTATTGGTAACGGAGGATAAGTTTATTCCTTACCACTTAAATATTGAGCCATATGTTGACTTTTGGAGTGGTAATGTAATCGATTGGAGTAACAAATTAGACAGGAGCCAACCGATTAAGATTAAACCAATGAGCGAAATCAATGCTAGGTATTACAATTTAAAATATAGACAAGACAATGATTTCTACAATGAAGACTATCGCAAAAAATATAATGAGGGCTATGGTGATATCATTTATGATAATGGTTTGGAATTTGCAAAAGATAATCAATCGGTTGATGTAATATTTGCAAGCTCGGTGCTTTATGGCGCTACCGGAACTGATAAAGTTTATCCGGCTATTTACAAAAAGTCTAATGAGAATACAAAAGAGGATAGCATGGACCACATAATAAGAATCATGCAAATCAAAAAGCTTACCGGCTTAACATCCTGGAACATATTAAATGGAGCAACTGTATTGGCAAGCAAAACATCTTATCTTTATGGAGGACATTTAGATGATCCGGATGCTCCAAGTAGTGACATTGCTTTTGGCGCACCTCAACAATTATACTTTGAGTTGGCAAGTGGTAATTTATCAAATAACTTGTTTAATACATATTACTCACCTTATTTAGCCGAGATAACAAACAAAGATAGTAGGCTATTAAGTGGCATGTTTAATTTAACATCCATCGACATGTACAACCTTGACTTCGCTAAATTTATATTTATAGATGGCGGGGTATATAGAATAAGTAAAATCATAGATTACTCACCGGAGACAAACGACTTAACAAAAGTTGAGCTTTTGAGGGTAATCAACAAAACATATTAAGATGGCAAAAAAAGTGGTGGCGGCCGAGATTGAGATTAAAACGGCCAACTCGATATCGGATTTAAAAGCATTAAAAAAGCAATTAAAAGAGACTGCGGCGGGTTCCGAGGAGTTTAAGAAACTTTACAATCAAATTGATGACCTTGAGGATAAGATTAAATCATCAAAGAATGCCTCAAGCGATTGGATTGATTCGTTAGAGAGTGCGGGTGGCCCATTGGGGATGGTTGGAGCCGCATTAAATAAAGCAAAGGTTGCAACTCAATCATTTGGCGGGGCTTTAAAAGCGACCGGCATTGGATTATTTGTTTCAGCTATTGGTGGGCTTGTTGCGGCATTTAGTCAAAGCGATGAGGCAATGAAAAAGTTTCAACCTTTATTGATTGGACTCCAAAAGATTCTAGGTGGCATATTAGCAGCATTAGAGCCTATTATTGATGGATTCCTTGAACTTGCAACACAGGCAATGCCATATGTTACTCAAGCGATTGGGGTGGCTTATTCAGCAATCACATCATTTTTGCAAGGACTTGGGATGGTTGGATCAGCGGTTAAAAAGTTTATAAGCGGTGATTTTAGCGGAGCCTGGGAGGATGCCAAAAAATCAGTAACTGAATTTGGTAAAAGATATGATGAAAGTAATGCAAGATTTATAAGCGGTACAAAAGAGGTAACAAAGATTGAAAAGGATGAGCTTGCAAAAAGACAAGCAGCTCGTGAGAAAGCGGCCGCAGAGCAATTAGCACTTGAAAAGAAAGAACAAGATTTATTGATTAAGCAATATGAGGAATATTTAAAGAGAAGAGAATTTGCAAAGAAAAACTCCGGTATAGTTACTCAAGATGAAATTAAGAAACTTACTCAAGAGGATGCAGATGAAAAGAAAAAGGCAGATGATGCCGAGATTGATGCAAATGTAGTTAAGCAAAATAAAGCACTTGGGTTATATAAAAATGGTTTATCAACTCAAATAATATCGCAAAAAGAGGCAAGTGATGCAAGTGCTAAAATAGTTGAAGCGGATAGGAATATGCGTGTAAATGCTGCATTAGATATTGGAGATGCTATGGTTTCACTTGGATCAATAGTTGGTGAGCAAACAATGGCGGGTAAAGCATTAGGAGTCGCATCTGCTTTAATCAATACATATGTCGGGGCATCGGAAGTAATAAGAGCAAAATCAGTATTGCCGGAGCCATTTGGTACAATTCAAAAGATTGCGAGTGTTGCGGCTATTATTGCAACAGGATTGAAAACAGTTAGGACAATAACGGCGGTGCAAGTTCCGGGCGGCGGCGGCGGTAGTATGCCATCAATGCCATCAATGGCGGCCCCATTGATGCCTCAAGTATCAACAACAACTTTAAATCAAGCCCAGGTTAACCAAATTGGCAATGTTGCGGCGCGTGCATTTGTTGTTGAATCGGATGTGACCGGTAACCAAGAGAGAATCCAAAGATTAAACCGAGCGGCCCGAATTAACTAAAAGTACAATGTTATAGTTTTTTATATTTATTTATATGACTTTACCTATATACGAGCTTAAAATACAAGAGGATTTGCAAGATGATGCGGAAGTGTCGTTTATTGCTCTTGTTGATAAGCCGGCAATTCAAAAGGATTTTGTGGCATTTGCGGAAGAGATAATGAATCCAAAACGCATTGCTTTCGCTATTCAAAACGAAGATAAGCACATAATAAGTGGCCCATTGATGTTGGCAGATGCATTAATTTATCGTAACAATTCAAAGTTTGGCGAACACTATGTGAAATTTTCAGCGGAGACAATAAAAGATATTGCCATCAAATTTGCTAAAAAAGGCTATCAACAAAATGTCAATCTAATGCATGACTCAAATATGAGACTTGATGGATTGGTAATGTTTGAAAGCTTTATCGTAGATAAGTCAAGAGGCATTTTACCCATGGCCGGATTTGAGGATGCAAAGGATGGCTCATGGTTTGGTTCATTCTATGTTGAGAATCCAACCGCATGGCAGTTGATTAAGGAAGATAAGGTAAAAGGATTCTCGGTTGAGGGTTTCTTTGACTATGTTTTACCAATTGATCGTGAAAAAAGCTATGCCGAGCAAAAACTTGCCGAGTTAGCAGAATTATTAAAAGTACCTAATTCATTAAAATAATATATATAAGAGTATGGAAAACGCACAAAGTATTTTAAACAAGGTCTCAATGTTCTTTGCGGAATTAGTTGGAGATCAAATGCCACCTGTAAGTGGTGAGCCAAAAGCAACGGAAAGTAAAATGATGGAGGCCAAGTTAAAAGATGGAACTATCGTTGAAGTTACCGAGTTGATGGTTGGTGGAATAGTAACCATTGAAGGTGTTGCCGCTCCTGTTGGAGAGCATATGCTTGAAGATGGTACAACAATTGTCCTAGGTGACAATGGTGTGATCATGGAAATTAAGCCGGCTACCGAAGAGGTTGCGAATCCCGCAATCCCAGAAGAGCCAATCGGCCAAGAGGACATGAGCGCAAAGTTTGCTGCATTCGAGAGTGCAACAAATGAAAAGTTTGCAGCTTATGAAGATAAGTTTGCAGCATATGAAGTTAAATTAACTCAAGCTAATAAAGTAATCGAAGGATTAATGCAAATTAGTAAGATGTTAGTTGAAGCTCCTCAATCTCAAGCAGACTCAAGTGTTAAAAATAGCAACGCTTTCAGCGAAGTTAAAAGAGATGCAAGAGCGGAGTTTGAAAATTTCTCAAAATCAATTTGTTCTTAAAAATTAAAATTATAAAAAAATGGCATTATCATTCAGCGGCATAAGTGCATATACTAAACAAGAGATTGCACCTTTATTAACCGAGGCTGTATTCGCAGCAAAAACGCAATCTTTAATCAAGAGCGGTGGTATCTTATTACCTAAAACAAAATCAAGCGTAGCGGTTCCAAAACTTGCTACAAATGCAAACTTCCAAGTTGATGCTTGTGGTTGGAATCCTTCTGGAACTACAACTTTGAGCCAAGCAACAGTAACTGTTGGTAAAATCAAAATGGAAGAGACAATTTGTCCAAAAGATTTTGAAGCTTACTTCTCTCAAGAGGCTTTGAAAGCGGGATCAACTTACGAAGATTTCGGATGGGCAGAATTTCAAACAAAGTTTACCGAGCAAAAAAACAAGATGATTGCAAAGCAATTAGAAGTTGGTTTGTGGCAAGGTGATACTGATTCAGCGGTTGAAAACTTAAAGCGTTTCGATGGCTTAATCAAAATCATTGATGCGGGTTCTCCTGTTAATGCGAATGTAAGTGGTTATGTAAGTGGTGGTCCAATCTCTGCTTTAAGCGCAACAAACATCGTTGCTTCATTAAATGCAGTTTACAAAGCAATCCCTGTTGAAATTATCGATCAAGATGATTTAAAAGTATTCGTTGGTAATGATGCTTACCGTTTAGCGGTATTAGCTTACCAAGCATTAAACCTTTACAACTACAAAGTTGATGGAGATGCAAATCAAACTTTCGTTATCCCAGGTACTAATGTTGAATTAGTTGCGGTTAATGGTTTGAACGGTACCGGTGACATATACGCTACAACTTTATCAAACATCGCAATGGCGTTTGATTTAGAAGCGGAAGAGGAAAACTACAAGATTTGGTATTCTCAAGATACTAACGAGGTTCGTTATAGAGTAGCTTTCAAATTGGGTATTGGTGTGGCTTACACAACTTTATGTGTTAAGTTCAAATCAACTATCTAATTAAATTATAATCAAGAAAAGGCGGTGAAATAGCCGCCTTTTTTTTAAACTTTTTTATCATGGCATGTGCAATAACAAGCGGTTACACGATTGATTGTCGCGAGAATATCGGCGGTTTGTCCGCAGTATATTTAGCAGAGTTCGGCAACATTTCGGGTGTAACGGAAGTGAGCGGTTTAGTTACCGGGATCACAAAAGTAGCGGGCAAAAGATTTTACAAGTTTGAGGTTCCAAGAGCAACCGCAAACACATCATCTAATGCAACTGCATCGGAAGAGAATGGATCAGTATTTTATACTCATCAAGTAGTATTTCCTTTAAATAAGAGAGACTCAACAACTGCGAACATAGTTCGTACACTTGCTAAAAATAAGTTAATGGTTGTTACTTTGGATATGGATGGCAATTATCGTATGTACGGTAAGGGTAAAGGTTTATATCTTGCAACAACTGAAAGCGGAAGTGGTACGGCTGCGGGTGATCGTAATGGTTACAATATCACATTAAGTGGAATAGAGGTTGATGATTTTTTACAAGTTAGCGCAACAGTAGGAGCGGCGCTTGAGACTGCGGGATAATTTTATTTAAAGCAGTATTTTATTTATGCCCTACCTACCTGTGAGTAGGTAGGGCTTTTTAAATTTAACAAGATGTTGCACATATATAAAGGGCAAAATAATTACATAATATTTACGGCCGATGAGTTAACAACCATCGCAAGCCCTAAATATTTATTTATTTTTACAAGTGCTACGGATAAAATAGTTAAATTTGTAGGTACGGGCATTGTTGATTATAATAGATACCAAAAAATGCTTATCTTGGATAAGGTTTTTAAGAATTATGAAGCCGGCACCTGGCGATATATTATAAGGCAACAAGCAAGCTCAACAAATCTTGATCCATTATTGAGCGGTGCAATTGTTGAGGAGGGCTTTATGTATTTACATGATGCCGCGGAATGTGCGCCAACTGAATACACGGATCAATGTAACGAATTTAAAACATATAATTGTGAGCAATAAATATCATTTAGTAAAGGTCGAATTTGACCAAGCGCAACAACCTAAATTCGAAGAGAAAAAAGGTAAAAACTATGTTGAGTTTGGTGCTAAAAATAACTATTCAAATTACTTGATTGAGTTATTTGGCGAAAGCCCAAAGCATGGTGCAATTGTAAAAGGTAAGGTTAATTATATTTATGGCAAAGGTTTTGCGGATGTTCCGAAAGTTGCCAATGTTGAGGGTGAGACTTGGAATCAAATTTTGAAGCGCTCAATTTTAGATGATGAGCTTCATGGTGGTTTTTATTTGCAAATTGTTTACAATGCATTAAAGCAAATCGCCGGAGTATATCACATTGAGTTCCAAAAAGTAAGAGTTTCAAAAGATTTGAAATGTTTTTATGTTAAAGATGATTGGAGCAAGAGTGAATTTAGGGAGACCGCAAGAGAATACAAAGCATTCAATCCTAATGATCCAACAGGCGCACAAATTTTATTTGTAAAGCAATACAATCCAAAGAGTGATATTTATCCTCTTCCTTCCTATTTTCAAGGTCTTAACTACATCGAGAGTGATATCCAAGTAAGTCGACATATTTTAGGTAATGCAAAGAAAAACTTTGTGGCCACCAAATTGATTAATTTCAATAATGGCTTACCAGGTGAGGAGGAGCAAGAGGAAGTTGAGAGAGATTTAAAGAATAAGTTTGCTAATCCGGAAGGTGACCGAGTGGTGATTGCATTCAACCCATCAAAGGAAAATGCAGTCGATATTGTTGACCTTGGTCAAACCAACTTAACAAAAGAGGATTTTACTAATGTTAATAACTTAATCCAACAAGAGATTTTCTCTTGTCATCAAGTTACAAGCCCGATGTTGTTTGGTATCAAAACCGAAGGGCAATTGGGTGGCCGTAGCGAAATCCGTGATGCATATCAAATATTCCAAAATACATATGTTAACGAGCGCCAACAACAACACGAAGTAACTTTTAATAAGTTAATGAAATTAGCCGGCATCGTTGGTGAGTTTGAGATTGTTCCGGTTGAGCCATTAAGCTTTGAGTTTAGCGAAGCCATTATGAGCGCCAATATGACACGCAATGAAATCCGTGAGAAGTTAGGTCTTGCACCGGATAACTTGGCACCACAGGGCGGGGGATTGCCTCCAACGGGTAGTGAGCCAATAGCGGCTGCAAATGATAGCATTAAGAATTTAAGCGGAAGGCAATATCAAAATGTTATGCGTATCGTTCGCCAATTCGGAAGCGGTAAGATTAACAAGCAACAAGCGGCATTGATGTTAAAGAGTGGATTTGGGTTTAGCGATGATGATGTGAATACCTTCCTGGGTGTTGATGATGATCCTAAAACCGAAGAGGCCTTTGCTGATATGCAAGATGATTTGTTGTTAAGTGAATTTAGCGCATGCGGTGATGATTGCAATGAGTTTGAAGTAATTGAGACTCACGAAGCAAAAAACTTTGAGCAATTTGCGGATGCCGAGATTGACACAATCAAAGCAAATGTACTTGATTTGATAAGCAAAAATAAGCTTATCACTCCGGAGAACATTGGCACCATCTTAAATAAAAGCGTTGCCGAGGTTAATCTTACAATTGAAGCTTTAAAAACGGAAGGATATTTAAAAATAATTGGAAGAGATTTAAGCATCTTAAACCCAAAGTATAAACCTCAAGAGAGTGTGCTTACAAAGCCACTTCGCAAAATTGCGGGAGGTGATAAGGCAACCACAACCGAGGTGCTTTTGCGTTACACATATGCCGGTCCAAGAGATGATAAAAACCGACCATTTTGTGCGCGCTTATTACAATTAGCAGAGACAAAGCTTTGGAGCCGTTCCGATATTGAGAACATTTCCGAGCGTTTAGGCTATTCAGTATTTGATAGGAGAGGCGGTTGGTTCACGCAACCAAATGGAGTTCACCGCCCATATTGCAGACATCGTTGGCAAGTAAAAATTGTAACTAGAAAAAAATAATTTTATGAGTTTAAATATACTTTTTATTAATGAGGAGCTTATCAAAAATCGCACGGCAATAAGCACGGGCATCGATGGTAAGCAAATTTTACCGGTTATCAAGTTGGCTCAAGATAAATTTTTATTGCCGGCACTTGGTACATCTTTATTTCGTAGGTTACAAGATGGGGTTGAGAATAACGATTTAAGCACGGATGAGAAATCTTTGCTTAATGATTATGTAACGGATTGCTTATTATGGTTCACACTTGCCGAGATGGTGATGGCAACATCGTTCCAATTTTTTAGCAAAGGATTAATGCAGAAAACTGCGGAGGAAAGCAACTCACCAAGTAAGGGCCAATTGGAATTATTACAAAGGTCTTACATGAGCAATGGTGAGTTTTACAAGACAAGATTAATTGATTATCTTCGTGAAAACTCCGAGTTGTTTGAACAATACTTAAATTATGGTAGCGGATTTGATATCATTGCGCCACAAATTAAAGCATACACTTCGCCTATATTTTTAGGCAGAAGAGGAGCAACACGAAGAGTTAGTAACCTAGATTTACCTCATGAAAATACGCAGTTATAAAAGGGAGTTTTTAGACAAAGTAAAACAAAAATTCAATGACTTACAACCAGGTATTAAGCACAATAAGGACTCTATTAGAGTCGCATGCGCAAATAAAAAGCGTAAAGTATGCGACACCAAAAGAGTGGTTGTTTGTAAATGACCAACCAATTTACCCCATTGCTTGCTTTGCAATTAATAGCGGATCATTGAATGTTGGGCGTGAACAAGTCTATAATGTTACGCTTTGGTTTTTAGATAAGGCGGGCATGGAGGCCGAATTTGAGCCGGATGTTGCATCCGATCAATTACAAATCGGAGCGGACATAATTAGCAAAATGAGAAACGGAGCAAATAATTACATCCTTGATCCTAATATTAGTTACAACTTTATATTAGATAAGTTTGAAGATTATTTGAGTGGTATTGAGATAACCTTTAACATGACAACAGTATCGGAGTTTGATGCTTGCGATATGCCATTAAATTAAAAAATTATAAATATGAGTTGCAATAGTTCAACCGGGGATTTAAGGCCCGCACAATACAATGTTCAATTATGGCGCAATGATTCATGGGCGCAAACATTCGCCATCACGGCAAATGATGTGGCAGTCGATTTAAGCGGATCAACTATCTTAATACAAGTTAGGACCAAACCTACATCAACGGATGTGGTGTTGAGCCTTGTAACCGGTACAAGCATCACAATTGGTGGCGCCGGTAAAAACGAGATTACATTAAATAAGATAGTGGACATTGCCGCCGGAAGTTATGTTTATGACATGAATGTCACTTTCCCAAGTGGCCTTGTCAAAACATATATTTGGGGAACTTTTTTAGTACAGGAGGACATAACAAGAGTATAACAAAATGAGTACAATAATAACACCAAGCGAAGAGCAAATAAACATAGTAGTTAATGATGAAAAAATTAGTATCAATGTAGAGAGTGGCGATGTTATTGTAAATGTAACCGAGAATATTGTTGAAGTATCAACAGTTAATGGAGGTTATCCATTGCCAACAACCGTGTATTCAGTATTCGGAAGGACCGGAAATATAATTGCGGTTGATGGTGATTATGACCTTGGCGAACTTGGTGATGTAACATTAGTAAGCAGTACCAACGGCGATGTCCTTACATATGATGGCACTAAATGGATTAACAAGGCCGTAACGGGAACGGGAACGGTAACAAGTGTTAACATGACCGTACCGGTTGGCCTTCAAGTAAGTGGCAATCCAATTACAGTTGCCGGAACGCTAGCAGTTAATTTTGCCTCCGGTTATTCTTTGCCAACAACTGCAAAGCAAACAACCTGGGATACGGCCTATAATGACTCAATCGTAAGTGCAAGCGTAAGTGGTACAACGACAAAGACATTAACTTTAAACCAACAAGATGGAGGCACCATCACCGCATCATGGACCGACATTGATACCAATTTGGTAACAAGCGTTAACGGATATGTTGGAACGGTTGTATTAACAACAAGTGATATTGCCGAAGGTTCAAGGTTATATTATACCGAGACAAGAGTTTCAAATAATATGGATGTGGCAGCAAATACGGCTGCAAGACATTCAGCGGTGACAATAGGCACTGCTAATGGGTTAAGCTTGGCATCTCAAGTGTTAAGCCTGGCATTAGCATCGGCATCAACAACCGGCGCTTTAAGTAGCACGGATTGGGTTAAATTTAATACGGCTTATAACGATTCAATAGTTAGTGCAAATGTAAGTGGTACAACTACCAAAACATTGACATTAACGCAACAAGATGCGGGAACAATTACGGCATCATGGAGTGATCTTGCAGCAAGCGGAACGGTAACGAGTGTTGGCTTATCTTCTGCAACTAGCGGAGTTACAATAGGTTCATCCCCAATAACAACAAGCGGAACAATTACACTAGATATTGCAACTGCAACCACATCACAAAATGGTTTATTGAGCAGCACGGATTGGTCAACATTTAATGCGAAGCAAAATGCTATAACGCTAACCACAACAGGAACAAGCGGAGCAAGTACATTAGTAGGTGCAACATTAAATATTCCTAACTATGGTTCAGCCTTAACAGGCTATGTTCCCTACACAGGTGCAACAAGTTCAATAGATTTAAACAATCAGTCAGTTGTTAATATCTCACATTTAGGTATTAATACAACATCAGTACCAACTATATTACTAAGAGCAGTTGGAGATAATAATTCATCTTCTAGAATTGCAATGCGTGGATATTCAAGTAATGCAAATAGTTCATCTATTCGTGTAACTAAATTTAGAGGAACAGTAGGAGCACCACAAGCACCACAAAGTGGAGATAGTTTAGGTAAATTTGAATTAGCTGGATATGGTACAACATCTTCGGATGGTTACCCACAGGCTTCATTTGAAGGAATAGCGACTGAGAATTGGGGTGCAACTGCAAGAGGTTCTAAGACTGTTATTAAGATTACTCCTAATACAACAATAACTCAAGCAATTGCTTTAACTATTAATCAAGATAAGAGTGCGGTATTTGAAAATAGTATTACAGGTACTTCGTTAATTAAAACAGGTGGCACATCAAGTCAGTTCTTAAAGGCTGATGGTTCAGTTGATTCAACTGCTTATGGCACAGGTTCAGTTACAAGCGTAGGCTTATCTTCTGCAACAAGTGGCGTAACAATCGGTTCAAGTCCTGTAACAACAAGCGGAACTATTACTTTGGCTATTGCAACTGCAACAAGTTTGCAAAATGGTTTATTGAGTTCTACCGATTGGACCACTTTTAATGGTAAGCAAGCGGCTTTGAGTGGCACCGGCTTTGTTAAGATTAGCGGAACGACAATAAGCTATGATAACTCAAGTTATTATTTAGCATCTAATCCAAACGCATACATTGCTTTAACAGGATTGAGTGCAACGGCTCCATTGTCTTATAACAATACAACGGGAGGATTTACAATAAGCCAAGCGGGTGTGAGTGGTGATGGTTATTTAAGCTCAACCGATTGGAACACTTTTAATAATAAGCAAGCATCCGGAAGCTATATCACAGCTTTAAGTGGTGAGGCAACTGCGAGCGGCCCAGGATCGGCGGCGGTGACATTAAGTACACCGGCCGTAACGGGTAAACTTTTAACCGGTGTGAACATTACCGGAGGATCAATAAGTGCAACTGATTCAATATTAGTTGCATTTGGTAAGATTCAAAATCAAATCAATGGAGTATTAGGTGGGGCAATATATCAAAGCGTTTGGAACGCATCAACAAATAGCCCAACGCTTACAAGTAGTACAGGAACAAAAGGATATTATTACATCGTAAGTGTTGCGGGATCAACAAACCTTGATGGCATCACCGATTGGAAAGTGGGTGATTGGGCCATATTTAATGGCACCACTTGGAACAAAGTTGATAACTCCGATGCCGTAAGTTCGGTAAATGGATACACCGGTGCGGTAAGTTTGACAACATCCGACATCACCGAAGGTTCAAGATTATATTATACCGAAGTAAGAGTAAGTGCAAACACGGATGTGGCTGCCAATACGGCGGCAAGACATGCGGCGGTAACCATTGGCACGGCAAATGGATTGAGTTTAAGCACTCAAGCTTTGAGCCTGGGGCTTGCATCAACAAGCGCAACCGGTGCTTTAAGTAGTACCGATTGGAACACTTTCAATTTAAAACAAGCGGCTTTAAGTGGCACCGGCTTTGTAAAGATTAGCGGATCAACAATAAGTTATGATAACTCAACTTATTATTTAGCATCTAATCCAACCGCTTATATTTCTTTACTTGCTTTAAGTTCAAGCGCAACAGGGTTAACATATACCAACACAACGGGTGTATTTAGTTTTACGGCGGGATACTCAATCCCAACTAATGCAAGCCAAACGCAATGGGATACGGCTTATAACAATAGGATTTCAACATTAAATGGATTAACCGCAGCAACTCAAAACTTTTCAACGGGTTCAAGTGGAACGGACTTTAATATTTCAAGTACAACGGCAACGCATACTTTTAATATACCATCCGCATCCGCAACGGCAAGAGGTTTACTTTCAAGTGCGGATTGGACAACATTTAACAATAAGCAAAGTGCTTTAACTAATCCTGTAACAGGAACAGGTACTACCAACTACCTACCTAAATTTACAGGTGCAAGTACAATAGGGAATAGTATTATTCAAGATGATGCAACTAATGTTTCAGTTGGTTACACTACTAACCCATCTTTATACAAGCTAGATGTTAATGGTACAGGAAGGTTTAGTGCGAGTGGAAATGCTTTAAGATTAAATTCAACTTCAAGTGATGTATGGCAAA